AGTATATTCCTGCTCCATTCCGAACCATACATCTTCAGATTTATGTTTTTCATATACTTTAGATAAAGCTGCTCTTGTGTTTGACTCATGTGGAGTCATGTTTGTATTTAGCACTTCACACAGCGCCAATTCATGAGGACGTCCGCGAATTGGATCTTTGCACATAAACACTGGACTCAACACACAATCAGAGTTCGATCCTTTTGCTTGATTAGTGCTAGAACCGTCGAATCCCCAAATTGGAATTCCTTCTTCTATATTCAAAATGTTTGTTTTAGATCGCAACTGAGGAGTTGGCTTTGTACCATCAATCCAAATATATTCTACTTTACGTTTCATACTTGATTCCTTTTTCTTTTATCCTTCTTCCGATCACCGCAGCTAGCTTTGTTGTGCCCTTCGCAACTACAATATGAACATTTTCTTGCTTTCTTTTCTTGTTTTACCTCGTCTTTACCTGTGCTCAAAATTTTAAGACGATTTGTTCTCTCGGCACATTCAGACAGTTGATAGGGAAAAGCGCTAGCCCACTTAAGCCATGCGTATTTGCTAGGGAAACTCTTATCATAGACGAACATAAGCGTCTTACTATTTGCATATGTCCCCCAAGCAAAACAATGCCAGTCTTCCATAAGGTGATCAATATTTTTTTGAGACTTCTTGTGCACATTGTTCATTTGTAATCGGTAGTTTACTTTTTTCTCAGAATCACTAGGCAATTGCCAAGCTCTTGCATGCATGTTTTATCCCTCCAAAGAATACAACACTAAGTATACTTCATTTTTTTATAAAGTCAATAACAAGTTAAATTATTTCATCTGCAATTCCGTATTTCACAGCTTCTTTGGCGTTTAAGTATATGTTAACCTTCTTATTTAAAAGCCTTTTCAATTGTCTAGATGTCATCGAGGTTTCTGCAATCAGCGCTTCTATGTGTTGCTGTTGGATCCATCTAGTTTCAGCTATTTCATTTTCTAGATTGTGCAAAGAACCATGTTGTCCCCCGACAACACTATGAAGCATAATTCTGCAATTTGCGCCAATCCGTCTTTTACCTTTTGTGCCAGCTGCCAACAAAAGAACACCAGCGGACATAACCTTACCCATGCCAAGTGTATGAATTTCACACTCATCACGAACCATACGCATGGTATCGTATATAGCAAACATATTTAAGGCTTCTCCACCCCATGATGATATTAAGAGATCAATTGGTTTGTGATAATATCCAATAATTTCCGACTCAGGATTATTTTCATCTTCATATATCGCTTCTTTATCCAATTCTTTCATGAGCATAAGAGAAAGTACCACATCTTCTGCTGTTTCATCTTTTATGTCATTATATAAGCTTATTATCCTGGGGCGTGACGTAGCCACACTATCGTCCAAAATCACAAAGGGCTGTTGGTTACCATCAACCTCTTCTAATAAAATTTTATTTTGTTTACTTTTCTTTTTTGAAAACTTCATCTAAACTCCTCAAAGCCGCGTCCCAAGACTCATGTGCGTACCTGCCTTTAAGAGGATCAGGGACAGCACTGTTCAATCGATTTAAAGTTGAGATTTTCCACTGCGCTAGCACGTGATCGTCAAGTGTTTTATATTTTTTGATTTGCTCCACGTCAATACCCGTTTTGTGTAAGTCGGTGTATTTTAGAGCACGGATAAAAATTAAATCTTCAGTAACCATGCCAAGAATTTTTAAAGATTGTGTATGTGCTTTTTCAAAAAACAACACCGAGTGTGCGAGGCTCAATAATTTAGAGAACGTTTTATAAAGAAACGCCCCACCTAGAAACCACAATAGTTCATACATCGATGACTCTTATCTCTTTCTAGATAGTCTATTTGTGATTCGCGTTGCTAAGCGATCTATTTTATTTTCTTTATAAAGGCGTTTAGCAACTCTTTTAAGTAGTTTGTTAGCTAGCGCGCCGTCATCAATATAATCAATGTTAGCCTCTTGGAGTGCTGCTTCTATTTCTTCTTCTTCTTCAGGAGCAAGCTCTTCTTCGCCACCAAGCTCTTCTTCGGCACCAAGCTCTTCTTCGCCACCAAGCTCTTCTTCGCCACCAAGCTCTTCTTCGCCACCAAGCTCTTCTTCGCCACCACCAGCCTCGCCGGTAATTTCAATCACGCCCTGATCCTCAAGTCGTCCAAGCATGTCTTCGATCTCCTTAGCAAGAATATCTCGGAGATCTTCTTCAGCACCCTCGTCGCCACCAAGTTCGTCCTCTAAACCAGCCGGCTCTTCAGGAGCAAGCTCTTCTTCGCCACCAAGCTCTTCAGCGCCGCCGAGTTCTTCAGCGCCACCAAGCTCACCTTCAGGGGCTAGCTCATCTTCAAGCTCTTCATCTTCATCGTCGCGAGCGAAAGCATAACCACCTTCCTTTAAAAAAGTATTACTTAAGGGCGCCGTGCCTGCTAGTGTCATGAAACGCTTAATAACACTTTCTTTCAATCGATCTTTCATATTGTCTACTCCTTTACAATAATGGCAATAAAGCTATCATAAATAGTCTAACGTAATTTTAAAAGACTTTTTTTTTGTATTTTACTCAAAGCAGCATCTTGAATCTGCTTTATGCGAACAATGCTTACATTAAGCCTTTCTGCAACTTCACTAAGCGTAAGCTGCTTACATTTACTAATAGAAACATTAGCACAATTCAAATCTTCTTTATAATCGATCCAAAGCCTGCAGGCTTTTATTTCACAATTAACCTTATTTTTCATACATTTTTTAGCACAGTCGTTCATAGTTCTGGGTACTCCTTTTCCAAAATGTCAAATATATTTTCTATTTCGCCCGGTTTAAGAGCAAATTTTTCTTTTATTTCTCTTTGGTTGTTACGCATTTTCTTTGTCAATGTCTTTTTCCTCTTAGATATATTTTTTTCTTCCTTAAGTGCATCGATGAAATTAACGATATGAGGGTTTTCATCGATGTAAGCCTGAACAACGTGATTAAAAAATTCTTTGATCTTTAAATCATCGTAGTGCAGTTTTATTTTTAAATCGGCATGCATCTTATCATTACTTTCGAAACAAATCTTTTTTATTTGTACTTTCATCACTTACCTAAAATATGTGTGTGGCTTTCTCTCAAGCCAGCATTTGTTTGAACAATCCACTCTGATTTTATTTGCAATTCTTGAATAGTTCTAGCACCAGAATAAGACAAACCAGATTTAATGCCATTACATAAATCATTAAGTATCAAATCAACAGTTCCCTTAAAATCAATTAGAGTGCTCACACCTTCATTGGAACTATAGTTCCCTCTCCAATCCATTTGAGCATCTTTACTAGCCATACCACGATATCTTTTTTTAACACCACCAAGAGTAAATATTTTTTCTCCCGGCGATTCTTCAGTCCCGGCAAGCATAGAACCAAGCATAACAAAATCAGCACCAGCAGCCAATGCCTTGACAGCATCACCACTAGTTCTAATACCGCCATCAGCAATAATTTTGGCATCCCGATCACTGCTAGCGCAATCCATAATTGTTTGAAGCCCTGGCACGCCATGCCCTGTTTGCACTCTTGTAGAACATATGGAACCTCCACCAATGTTACATCGTACGCTGTCTGCGCCCCAATCTGCCAAGTCATTAAACCCTTTTAAAGTTGCAATATTTCCTGCCATAATGTGGATATCATCACTCAATTCCATTCTTAATTTATAAAGCGCGTCCCTCATGAGCGTATGATGTCCATGGGCGACGTCTACACATATAATGTTGGCACCGTTTTCCCACAAAGCCGCTGCCCTCCGTATGTAATCCCCACTAACCCCCACTGCGGCTGCAATGTTAATCTCCTGTGTACTCATCCTTAAATCACTCATAGCTGAATTAAACACTTCATTTACCAGCCCAGCTTGCTCTAGGATAGTATTATAGCGATGAATGACACCCAAACCACCATGCTGTAACATAGTGTAAGCCATTTCACTTTCAGTAACCGTATCCATTGGAGACGAGATAATTGGTAGTTGCAACACTCTTTTATCATCTAGCTCGGCTGCAATATTTACTTCCTTTCTGCTTTTAATATCGGAATACTGCGGCACCAACAACACATCATCATAAGTTAGAGCTTGTTTCATTCATAAACCTCTTCGTCGTTTGCCATTCCAAGTAAAGCATAGCCGCAAATATCTTTCCAAGGACTTTCACCAAAAGCATTTTTTCTGGTTGCTAATCTAAACAGCTTATCAATAATTCTTGTGATAGCAAGGGCATCATCATATGAATCTGGTGAAATACCATTTGGATAAAGCACCTTCAAAATAGCAGATGCTTTTGCAAAAGAATTACCATATGCTTTATTTTTTTCTTCGGTAAGTTTACCTATTTCGGCTGCTAATATTTCGTATTTGCTGGAGCGTTTAATGTCATCCCCCATGTTTTTCCTCCAAGCGCTCTCTAAACTCTTCTAGAACTTTGTTTGCGCTATCCCAACATTCAGGACAGTATAAATTAACTTTTTCTTTTTCTTGGTAGACAACAACATTCCAAGACATAACCATTTGTTTATCTTCTTTATCAAAAGGCTTATCACATGTCATGCAATGATCTGAGATCAGTCCAAAAAGAGCAACCTTGGTTGCCATGGCTTGTTCTGCTTCCTTCTTTTGTTTTTGAGCATTTTTCCTTTTAATTTTTCTTTCTAATGAAGACATTTACCCTCCTTCTTGTTCTTGCAAATAAGTTGTAAATTTTTCATCTAAATATTTTTCGTTGAACCCATATTCTGGGTATGGTATTTCAGTGTAGGCTTCACTGTCAAAAAGAAAAATGGATGGTACTCCATCTATTTTAAATAATCTTCCTAACTCAGCATTATCTTTTCCGTCATGTACGAGAAAAAACCTTAGTTGCCCTTCGTATTTCTTAGCTAATTTTAAAACTATCGGCTTCAGAGTAATGCACTGAAAGCATGTATTTTTATAAAACTTTATAACGCACGGTGTCGAATTGCCGAGTACTTTTAAAGCAAAATTAGTAACAGTTAAATTTTCTAATTCCATTATCCCTCGCCTTTGCTTTGCATTGTGTGGAGCTTAGGTTTAAACTCATCAGCAAAAACAACAACAGCTGAAGGGAATGGTGCGGAATTTACGGAATCGCCAAACTTTAAACGCCCTTTGATAAAGTATATTTCATCAGCCCTCATACAATACTCATGCCACCACCTCGTATCTGTTCTGGCTGGTAACAAACACACTACCTTTGTGTTAAATTTTCTAGACTCCTCATAAGCCTTTTGAACCCACTTAGATATTTTTCGTCCATATGGAGGATTCATGAAAACAGTATTCCCTCCCCAATCTTGGATCAGTCCATTATCCTGCTCTGTAAAATAGTAATCACATTTAGCACTTGTTACAGACGCACATGGATCTAAAGTGAATCCATATTTCTGATCCAATCTATTGAAAAAATCAATTGGAGTGGACCAACTATCTATCTCAGAGCTAAACAAAGTATTTAATGTAGTTTTATTCATTATTTATCTCCTGTTGAGCCAAAACCACCGGTACCGCGCAGTGTGGCGTGATTGAGTTGATCACCGTCGATGATTTCTTCCACGCCGCAATGTATGATGGGAATTAATACTGCCTGTGCTATTTTATCCCCTGGTTGGATATATTGTGTTCGCATTCCCACGTTGTGCAAATTAATATATACCTCTCCATTGTAACCAGGATCAACTACACACGCCCCTACCAGCAGTTGACGCTTGTAGGCTATCCCAGACTTATTCTTTATTTCTAGCATGTACCCATATGGTACTTCAACCTTAATACCAGTGGGAATAAGCTCAGATGCTCTTGGGCATATGGGCAGCCCTTCAATTTCTAATACTTTTTCCTTTTCACCGTTAGGGCAATAAAACAAGTCCATCCCTGCATCACATTCATATGCCCGCTTAGGTAGTTTAGCATCTAGCCTAAGCTTATATACTTTCAAATTCATTTTCACCCCAATAGTTTAAAATTGTATCTAATCGATCTCGTGCTAAATCCCCACTTTTCATTGTAGTCTAATCTACTTTTATACAGGCGATTAACGCGCACCACATCTTTTTCTGGATCGACACCCCAGCATTTAATTGTGTTCATTGTTGATGTTGAGTCCGTCACTTTCACCAACCAATATACCTTACCATGTTTTGTTTTTTTAGAGATAATTTCTCTTGGAATGAACCAAGCAACCCCTAAATCATTGTCCCAATTACCGAGTGCTGGGACTATTTCTTCTTCAAGTTGTCTTGCCATTTCTTTATTTAATACCAGTTGCATTGGGAATATTCCAGTTAAAGATACCACGTTTTCTATCTTTTCTTCTTTGGTGAATTCCCCTTCCGGCTCATAAAGTTCAATATTGTCATTAAACTTTTTCCTGTTCTTTGGTTTATCCACAACAGCAGCAGACCAAAAATGTTTGAGTCCTGAAAACCTTTCATCGACTAAATTATTCAGCGCTCCGCTTCTTGCTAGGACATCAAGAGCCTTCTTATTCAATTTAGAATAGATAATATTATCGTTGAATAATAGTTCCTCTATGGTATTGAATGGTCTGTTCTTAATAACCTGCTCAATAGCTTTATCGCCCATACCCTTCAAAGAGGTTAATGGTTGAACTAGCTTGTCTCCACTCTCAGAGATCTCCCAAACAACACCAGACTTATTAATGTCTACAGGCTGCACCTTAAAACCAAACTTCTTCGCTAAATTAATAGCTTTTTCCTTTCTAGTCTCAGGCTCTTTGTCTAGAAAGGCAGCAATCCACTCTGCTGGATAATAGTTAAACAGCCAAGCGCATTGATAAGAAAGGATCGAATAAGAAATTGCATGTGATTTGTTAAATCCATAGCCTGAAAAGAATTCAAACTTTTGCCACATTCTGTCTGCCCACTCTTCGGACAAACCTTTCTCTACACAACCTGCAGCAAACTTAAATTTTAGTTTAGTTTTTTGTGTTTCTACTTCTCCTGTACCTTTCTTTGTGAGCAGCTTGCGAAGTTTATTGCCATCATCCAAACTAATGTCTTTACCCAATCTATGTGCCAACAGTGCAATTTGCTCTTGAAAAATAAGAAAACCGTAAGTTTCTTGTGTAATTTCTTTAACAATGTTGCTACCATAATCAATTTGATTAGGGTTGTCCTTAGCTTTAACATAATATTTGTGCACATCTGCACTTAGCGGACCTGGGCGATAAATAGCAGTAATAGCTGCAATGTTAATGATGTTGTTTGGCTTAGCTTGCGTACAAAAGCCCTGCGAGCCAGCCTCTGTAAACTGAAATATTCCAGCCCACCTTCCTTTATGGAATATATTTTCATATACCTGTCTGTCATCAAAATTTATCTTGTCCGGATGTAGGTACGTTTTATAATAATCTTGTACTTCTTCAAACGTCGGCTCTTCTACATTGTGATGTCTCTTCAGGATGTGCGTAATGGCACACTCAATCATTTTTAAAGTAGACAAGCCCAAAATATCAAACTTAATAAAACCCATGGGTTCGAGATGTCTAACGTTCTGCCCCTCAGACCAAGGTGTCTGTCGCACGCCTCCGCTATTGATCAGAGGCATGTGATGATTTAGGTTTTCGCCAACCACAATTCCTCCTGCATGTCGCGACACAGAACGCACTTGTCCATATAAAACATCGATGTGTTCTGCAACATCGGGATATTTTTGCAGAAATATTTTTAAAGAATCCGAATATTCTTTAACTTCTTCAAACGTTGGAGTATAAACTCCAGCCTTAATGCCCCTTATTCTTTTCGCAACTGGCGTGGCTTCTTTTAACATTACTGAAGTAGCTGCATTCACTTCCATATAGGGCACTTTATAAAGTTTTGAGATGTCCTTAATCAAGGAACGAAGCTGCAAGGTATTAAAATTAGTAATGGGGACTACAGTGTTTCGCCCCCACTCTTCAATTAATAATTCCTTCAGCTCCATAGGATCAGAAACATCATAATCAATATCGGGATAATCTTTAGCATCTCTACGCAGAAAGCGAGAGAACAAGAGATTATATTTAATCGGATTTACTTGAGTAATGCCAAGAACATAGGCAACAAGCGAACCTGCAGCAGATCCGCGTCCTGGACCAGTTAACTGTATATTATTTGCTTTATCAGCAATTGCATTCATTGTCAAAAAGTATTTACTAAATCCTCTGTCATGAATGGTTTGAAGCTCCTCTTTAAGCCTCATGATATATTCTTCACTCTTATGGTGTTCTAGCGCTCTAAGACCATCTAAACAAGCTTGTGTGAGAGTGCTGGTGGCAGTATGTCCCGCCGGCACAACAAAACCTGGAAGTCTCACTGTATTGTCAGGAAAAAATTCTTCAATGCGCTCATGAGCAATATGATAAGTTTCTTCCATAGATTGGCGAACTAAGTCATCATCATAACTAACTCCGCACTGCTCTGAATATGTTTTATATGCTTCCCACATCTGATCGCCATTTTTAGGATATAATTCATAACCAATTTGATCCACGCCAGCCGGAAGTTCTCCTGTCATATAAGATGGTAAACCACCCTTACCAAGCCAGCCAAGTCGCCTATATAGTTCCCTATCTTTCCAAGCATCAGGGTTTGGGTAGTGACTATCGGCGGTAGATATCAAACTAATGCCAAACTCTTTTTGAATTTGCAAAATATGTTTATTCAACTCATGCTGTTCTGGTATATTATTCCATTGAAGCTCGCCATACCATCGATCTCCAAAGATATCCAACATTTGTTGTGTAGTGGTTCGCATTGCGCTGATGATTGCTTCCTCGCCACTATCTTTATTCTCCCAATAATTACCAGCATAGACACCGCCCAGGCATGCAGATGTAGCAATAACCCCGTCACTGTGTTCTTTAAGGAGTGAATAGTCCATTCTTGGATAACGATAAAAATTCTCTGCTGAAAATGATTTTGATATCAGCTTGTAAATATTATTCAAACCAATCTGATTCTGAGCAAGAAGAATTAAATGGCGCCTTCGATTCAAGATGTTTTTTACTTCCTGTTTAGAAGCCTCGTCCTCAATAGTTGTACCAGATTGAGATTTGTCGAGTGTCTTCTTCCTTTTCTTGTCTTCTTTAGCCTTATTATATTCTTCCGCCCATTCATTTAAACTTGGAAGAAAATACGCCTCAACACCAAAAATGGGTTTAAAACTTTTTCCGTCTGCCTGCATTTGTTTGGCGTGTTGTACTTGATATGCTAAACCGTTCATGTTCCCATGATCCGTCAAGGCTAGCGCATCAGAACCATTTTGGAGTGCGTACTCCATATGTTCCGCAGGGTAGCCCAAGCCATCGAAAGGACTTCCCATGCCAGAATGTGCATGTAATCCAACGAAAGGTATATTTGATTTGTTCATGGTGTTATATTAACTAAACTACCTTATTATGTCAAGCTCAAATGTTGCTTAGTTCACACTTTTCTTTAAAACTAGATATAATTTCCATAAGTATTGCTTTTATGTTTTCATCTTCTAAGTGGTGATGTGCAAAATACTCCAATTCCACTAAAAATTCGTATATATCTTCTTCAGTTATATCATCCATTATCTACTCCAATGTGATCTGATTCATGGTAGCTAAAAATTGTTTTATTTGGTCTAAATACTTCATGTTCTGAACCCAGATAAGAACGAAGTTTATCCCAGCTAGAAATATCATAATACCATGATACTTCTAGCTTATTGGAATTGTCCTCATTAACGTACATAAATACATCCTTGACTGAAAAATATCTTGCAGACCATCTTTTTTCTAAAGGCATCCGTTCGGTGTCCGTCCAACTCTCTTTTTCACCTGTACTTTTTGCTCTTAATTCCCTTCTACAGTGTTTAAAATCTTCAGCATCAAATGTAAATCCCAAATACTCGCCATCTTTCACCGTTAAGCCCTCCGGAGATGTTATAAAGAATGGGTTTTTGCTTGAGATGTTTTTTCTTTGTGCCTTCACAATGTCAGGTGGGTATATTCCATAGGGAAAAGCAACATAATATTTATCTGGAATGAGCCACTTACTAATTGTCAAGCTCAAATTATAGCTTGTAAGCGCGCCATAGAGTACACTCCAGCTTAAACAGTCTCGTTTATCGCGATCCTTTGGGTGGATTGGTACGTAGTATATTTGTATGGGCTTTTGTTCATCACTCGGATGCTTGGCAAATACATTAAATGCGTTTATTGGATCGTGTACCCAATCCCCCAGCCTATATCTAATGAGCGGCTGCATGTCACCATGGCAAACTACCCATATTGTTTCACAGCCCGCATATGCACACTCTAAAACTGCACGTTCAACAGCTAAATAATTTTTAGATATTGGTTGCATACAATCGTGCCATGGAAAACTATAATCCAATGACTGTCCAGCAACAGGAACTATCCCTGCAAGATGAAAAGATGTTGGACTTTGGTTTCCTGTTTCAATCATTTTTGTGCCAACATATTTAATAATTTAATACTGTATTCATTCGTAAGCACACAATCAGATAATAAGTCATCTGGTTTGTCATAACGAAAATCTATGTTCTCTGTATTTGAATATAAGTCCATACAATTTTTAAAAACCTGCCTTTGATAGGTTTCTAATTTTAAAGCAAAATATATTTTTTTTTCAGGATTTTTAGTACTGTGTCCGTTGCAGGAACCTCTTATACCTTTTTCTTGTAAGATGTTTCTTATCTTAAGCCAAGCGAAAGTATCTGAAAAGTTTGGATCTGACAACTGTTCCTTTTTTAAGAAAGAAAAAGCAACCATATCTTTCACTTTTGCATTTGCTGCTCTTTCTGATTTGTAGAATCTTATTCTATTAACAAAACTCTCGTTAGTTTCTATTAATTCTAAATCATGTTTATCGCATGAACGAGCATAAATCCAATCTAAAACAGTATACTCATCGCACTCTTTTTCACTTATTGGTAGCCCATGGATGTTTTCATCATTAAAAATGATTATTTTATTAAACTTTATTTTAATCATTCTAGAATTCTTGGTATAAACCTTAACGATACCGTCACCTAAACGAACTGATTCTAATTTATCTGATAGGGGTAGCGAACCAGAAAGAGATAAAAGTAACGCTAGCCGATCCCACGCCTCCAATTCAGAATTTGTATCCAAAAAAGGTACCTCTTGCACAGAAAATCTATGTGGTTTTTGCATTTTATTTATTAAAAGAGGTGCGGTGTTGATAAAAGAATAAAGCAGGGCACTTAAATTGTGTCCTATCACCAAAGTGTCAAAAAAATATTCGTGTCTACTTAGCAAGGCACATCAAATATTTTAATGCCGTGTATTTCTATCTCAATGGTACACTTGTTCATTGTCTTAAGTTTCTCAATGTCCTCTTGCCACCGACGTAATACACGATAGTGAGAAGGTGTTTGATAGCATCGATAGCGATTTTGCCTATTGACTCTTCCACGGGTTGTTTGAACCCAAGCCGCGATCCACCGTCTCACGATAGAGAAGGTTGAAGGGCAGCGATTATATCTTTCATTTTTGGCTTTTAAAGTTGCAATATGTTGCAGCCAGGCTGTTGCAGACTGTTCATAATTGTTCCTATCAATATTATATGCACTTTCCCACCAAGGCCACATCTGCACAATGCCACGCGCCATTGGGACTCTGCGTCCATCCCTCGTCCTCCAATCTCCGCGAGCTTCAGGATCGTAACCACTTTCGTTGCAAGCTGCAGCCAACAACATTCCCCTAAGTTCTTCAGGAATATCATGAACGCTAAAAAAATTATTTTCTATGTGAATAAGCTTTCTAACAATACTTAAATCAATTTGTTCTGGACTACGATTGTGGCAATTATTAACTGCCTGTTCATAGACATCTTCATATTTATCTGGTACTTCAAAAAAAAAGTTTCCCGTTAGCATTACGCCAACAGTAGCTAAAATTAATACACTCATTTATTATTCTCCTCTCTCTCGCCTGCATGTTCTTCTAAAACTCGTATCAAACGATCTGATTCAATACTCCTTAACATATCACCGCGATACTCTTTTAAATCAAGATCGATGCCCGAAAGCTTTTTACGCCATTTTATGTCTTGTTTGTGGGCTTCGTCCGCATGCCAACTGACAGTAAAATACGCCCATTTCTTTTCTTTTCTCTTGTTTTTAATTGTACCAAAACGTACCGAACTATTATGACAGTTCCAAACTAAATCACCGATTTTCATTGTTCTCCTTTATTGTGTAATCTGTATATGTATATCAACATCACTCATTTCATAAACTTCGATTGGTTCAAACCAAACGACCACATCCATCCCGCTTGTTTCATAAAAAGCACCTGAATAATTTTCAGCGATGCCCCTAAGCAATAAGTCCATATTAAGCGAGGATGGCGCGGTTTTAATTGGTTCACCGTAAATGTTTGTTGGCCAATTGCGAGCTTCTTTCTTTAAACCGGCGGGATCTTTAGTAATATCATATACTTTATCAACATTAACAACAGCGGTATACAACGTTCGACTTTGCTTAACGATGTCTTCGGCGTGATCCAAGTTTACATAGAAAAAAACCCTCGGCAAACCAGAGGCTTGAAAATCATTTCTAGTAAAAGTATTTCTACCTGACAAAAAGTATTTAGGGTCTAAAATTAATACATTGTCTTTGCTTTTTGCATAGTGATAGAGCGTCATTGTACCATTGTTATTATAGTCTGCTAACGCTGCTTCAGTTAAAAACTTTTTAAAATTTTCAAAAAGCTTCTTCATTACCAAGTCTTGCCTGAACGGCTTTTCTTAAAGGCTTCTATCCAAGAACGAGGTTGAGAAGTTTTCTTTTCTCTGAGTTGGAAATATTTTCCCTTTACTCTCGACCAAAAATCCTCATCCTTTTCCACAGTTGCAACAGAAGTCCATGGACCAGCCCAGGGCTCATCAACCACGTTCCCAGCCTGATCGTATGCGCGAATATATTGAAATTGCTGCCCAGACGCATTGGTGACAGGTTCACCAAAAATAAAAGCTTCCTGACTATATTCTTGAGCCATCTGTGCTGCGAACTTTAATAGTTCTGCACCTGTTGTTTCTATCTTCACATCCCCTCTAAGGTGTGTTGTCACTAAAATAGAATTTTCCATAACTTGAATTGGCTCTTCTAAGGCAACTTGTCTTGTTTCACCCGTTTCAGGATCTGTAATCGTCTCTTCTGTCTCTTTAAAGCCACCCCTCAATTCAGTGAATGGGAAACCAGCGTTTTTAAAATTCTGTTTCATTTCCTGATATATTGATCTATTTTCTTTGCCACTTCTCTCGTGTCGATCAGAGGTGATAATAGCAAATGCACTGCCTTGTTCAATATGGTGTCTAACCCTATTATAAGAAGTTTCAAGCAAACTTCGATTAGCGCTCTCTACAATTGAGGCTATATTCTTCTTCGTTAGTGACATAAATTATTTCTCCTTTTTAACAAAGACTCCCACACATTAACACGTAGTTTTCTAAAACTAAATAGTATGTTTCGCCCTTTATTTCTATCTGTTCAACCATATTGTCCTGTACTATAACCTGTCGATAAGCAAGGTTGCTCCCAACACAATCATCAGCTGCAGCCAACACTTTATAAAGCCCATGTGGACTACTTTTCGGCTTGTAATCGTCAGGTACTAAAATTGTAGAACCATTATCTTCGCTTGAATTCGCCTGTATGGGTTCTAACAGTATATGACGATTTAGAGGTTTAAAACTCATCCTTTGCCCCAAACTGTTTTTCAACGAGATCGTACATTGTCTGCAGATTGTCCATGTTTGCATCTTTTTGGTAAAACCTCAAGGCGCGGGTTGCAGCCCAGATTTCATCTCTAGAAAGCCAGCTATTGTCAATGTACTCCTTGCGCAAATCTTTCTTTTGTTCCTTATATGGTTCTATTGCAGCTTCCAAAGTTACAACAGATTTCAGATAATTAATTACATAATTTTCTTTTGTTTTATCATCAGACATTTATATTCTCCTTATTTTGTCCATGTTCTATAATACTAAATATTTTTTCTAATGTCAACCACACTTTGCATAACCACACCCAATGCACGTTACACAACCATCTTGATATGTCAAAGACTCTTCGCCGCACTCAGTGCAGGCTTTATCAGAGTATGCCTCTTCACCATTTTTAATATAGTTTTTAAGGATCCTTGCAATGCACCGTGCATAACTAAACATATCATGATCTTTATCTTTCAATAACTGTTCCACTAATAATCGTGGAGGTGCGCCATGTCGTAAACTGAGTGATATCATTCTAGTAAACGCTGAGTTGTTTGGATTGTCAAATACCTTTACAATATCTTTAATCATTACTTCGTCACCATTGTGTCCAAATTTTAAATCATAACGATTTGTCTTAGTTTTAAAATGATGCTTAGTTAACCTACCTGTAGTAAAACTTTTAGGAATTTCAACAAGATTTGATAACCCTCCCATTACTTCATATGGCTTATCGTCATATAATCCAACAAGAATTGTCCACCTCTCTCCTTTGATTGTTGTGTGGTGTATATCACAATCTAATTCTTTTGGACGTTTAGGGGAGCCGTTCTGTGGAAAGGTGTCTTTAGTCTCTTTATTGGTAACTAATACTCCAGTTCTAGAACCATCAACATATACTGTAATACCCTTTAACCCAAGTTTCCACCCCTTAAAATACAAATCAGCAACAGTTGCCACCTCTGTGTCTTTAGGCAAATTAATAGTTGAACTGATCGCGTGATCAATATGTTTTTGAATCGTAGCTTGAATCTCTATCCTCTTCTCCCAATTAATTTGATCGCTGGTTATAAAAAAGTCTGGTATTTGTTCAGACTTGAACATAGCCAGCCATTCTTGTACATTGTGGTGAAACACTTGGTACTCAGTCCACCTATCTCCCAAATCATCAACAAAATCAGCTGTCTGTTCCTGTTCGTTGTGGCTCAGCTTTCTCCTTCTTGTGTATGAATTGCGAAATACCGGCTCTAGCCCAGAGCTGGTTTGCGACATGATTGAAACAGAGCCAGTTGGCGCATTTGTCAAAATAGAAATATTCCTGCGCCCAAATTTAGCTATCTTCTTTTGAAGATCCTCTGGCAAGCTTTTTATAAAGAGATTGTCTTTTTCCTTTTCCCAGTCAAAAATTGGGAATGAGCCGCGCTCCTTAGCCATTTCAACACTCTCTTCGTAAGCGGCAATCTTTAATGTTTCGTAAATTCTATCAATCACCTTCAATGCCTTATCTGAATCATAAGCTAAATTCAAATTAGCAATTGCATCGGCTAATCCGTGTGTGCCCAAGCCAGTGCGTCGTCCATTTTCACACGCATCCCTTAAATTGTTCCATAGTTCTTTTTCATCTGGTGTGTCGGCTGCTGAAATAATTTTTTCGAGCTTTTCCATTTCAAGCTCCACCAAATCATCTGACAAGCGCATGCCCGCCCTTACAACAGTCTTAAAGTGTTCAAAATCAAAATTTGCTTTTTTCGTAAATCTATCTTTAACAAAATTCTTTAAATTAATAGATATCAATCGGCAACTATCATATGCAGACAAAGGAATTTCTGCGCACGGGTTTGTTGAAATAGTTTTAAATCCATCTTCTGCATAAGACTCTGCGGGTAGATAGTTTATTATATTATCCCACATTAATATTCCCGGCTCTGCAGTCTTAGTTGCTGACTCGACAATCAGTTTCCAAATATCTCGCGCCTCAACAATCCTTCCCACTTTGTAATCACAACTAGGATCATCAATTGGCCACCTTAAAGCAAAACTCGTGCCAAGTCCGACTGCGCGCATAAAATCATCAGTAATTTTTACAGAAACATTCGCTCCAGTAACCTTTGCCAAATCGTGCTTCATTTCAATGAACTTATCTATATCGGGATGTCGTACATCCATGGTGATCATTAAAGCACCGCGTCGTCCATTTTGTCCAACCATTCTACATACATAAGAATAAAAGTCTGCAAAAGACCAAGCACCGGTTGTCGTGCCGGCAGAATTATTTACCGGCGTATTTTCAGGACGAAGATTGGATAAGTCTAAGCCAACACCGCAACGTCTTTTAAAGAGGTTGGCGAGATCCTTTCCAGCATCAATGATCGAAGACATGTTGTCGGCTGGTGATTCAACAACAACGCAATTTGATAATGACACATTAACATAATCATTACCAATACCCATCATTGGGGATCCCTGTGGGACGATATGTTTAAAATCTTTTAAAAGACTGTATATGACTTCTTCAGATAATTTATTTTTTCCCCCATGCTTGCTCTCCATCCGTGCAAATTCTCGTGCGATACGCCTGTGCATGTCGTCGGGTGTTTTTTCAACTACCTCTCCCTCATTATTTTTAAGAGCATATTTAGTCAAAAAAACATTCGTAGCCAACTCATCTTCATTAAAATATTCATACGTCGCTTGACGCGCACCTGAATTATTCATCTTTAATTACCTTTTTGTTTTCTAAAATTCTTATATTTTTCTTTCAAACTTTGTTCTTGCTTTTTTGCAATAGTAGCCTTAGCTCCCTGTATGTTTGTCGATTGAGGTAAAATTTTAATCTCTACTTTACTCGCGTCCATAAAAATATCATACACTAAGCCGTCCGGACCATTTCTATTTTTTGCAATATATAGCCTACCAGTGTTTGCTTGTTTGTCTTCCTTCGTGCGTGCCAGAGAAACTATAAAATCAGCAACAAAGCACTTATTAAAAGCTTCTGATATTGACTCCATTGTAACCACATCTGCATTGAGTCCAGTTCTGTTTGTTTGCGATGCAGTCCACAAAGGGCACTCAAATTCTTGTGCAATACCACGAAGCTCTTCATAGATCGATTCTAAATCATGTCTTTTTTCATTAGTAACTCTCGTTGCTCGCAACAAATCTGCATAATCAACAATAATCATATCAACATCAATACCAGAATGTTTAAGCTTATTTAAATAGGCTTTTATAGTGTTTGTTGACGCAGATTTTGTTGGATACTCTTTAACAATTAAGCTCCCATCCAATGTTTGAATGTGTTCAAATACTTCATCTTTATAATCAATTATATTTTGCAAAGGGTAACCAGTTAAACAACTATCATACCTAACAGCTGTTGCTGTGTCTAATAGTTCTAAAGTAATGTGTATTACTGTATTTCCAGCTTTAATTGCTTCTGCGCCTAAATGTACTAACGCCATTGATTTACCTGCGCCCGTTGGAGCAATAACCACTCCAAGCTCTCCACGTCCATGTCCACCTTTTATACACCGATCAATAATGTCCCAACCAGTTGATACTGGGTTTCTAGCTTTAATCAAAAATCTTTGTTCAAAGTCTTTAATATAGTCATATCCACAATCATTGGTTGTCCCCAATAACATGGCATCATTAATTAGTTTCTGTACTTTTTCAAAAGAAGAATTTTTCAACAAAGGTACAGATTTTATTATTGCTTCTTTAAGTACCTGCTTTCTGCAGAAATCGATTGACGTTCCCTTAATAAAATCAGTATCTTGCACTTGAGTCTTTATCATTCTTGCAAAGAAATCTCGCACTTGTTTCTTTGCCAATTCGTTCTCTGACTCTAGCTCAGTGCGCAATATCGTTGTCATAATGTTTGCTGATGGGTGTACATCATACTTTTCTTTATACTCAAAAACTTTCCTTACAAAAATTCTTAAATATGTCAGTTCTAAGAAGTTAATGTCTAGTATTTCTTTCATTTGATCTGCATATTGACGATCATAAAGAATCAATTGACACATATTTTCTTGAAACGTTTTTCCAAATAAGGAAAAATCTTCTTTCTCGCTATAATTCAAAGCACCCTCCGATTCTTTGTATTATAATACATTTTATTTAAGTTTGTCAACATAAGAATTACTTCCACAGCACCTGTATCGATACAATCACAACAGACAGTGCAAGGCAAATAAGAGTTTTAGTAGTAAACATACTCTCCTTCAACAAGAGATATGTCAATATCGCGAAGATCACATTAGAAACTCCAAAACCAATAAGTTTTGAAGTCCACAATTCGCCAGTATCTTCTACTATATATTTAATAGCATACCAGAAACACAAACCCATTGGAATAGCAAAAATGAAATTAGATAAAATAGATTTATCTTTCCACCATTCCCAAACGAACTGGGAGTTGAATTGAAACCATGCCAATATATTCCCAACTATAAAAAAAGCTATGCCAATTGCAATTTTCAATTCACTATCCTCTCTCAGAGAGAAGCCCACTCAATCGTTCAGCAAAGTCTTCACCATTATACGCCCCCCTGCCCTTGTTGGCGAAACGAGTTGTTAAAACAATGTTATCGCGGTGATAACCTCGATTATTATCCAGTCTATCTACCGAAGGTGCAAATGGGGAATGTGAGACAAACAAGTCCTCCAAACTCATTGGAATATTTAACCAAAAGCACTTGCCATTTTGTATTCTCCAAAGCTCCTTTAAATCCTCAATTGTGATCGTTATTTTGTGACGCTTGGTGGATTGATTACCTTTTTTTCGTGCCACTACAATGGGGTTTGTCTTTTTGGGATTGTTTTCAACTCGCATGCCAGCGGAACCAGTTTCAGCCGACATGTTTACGTTCCTCCAAAGCTTTTTCCAATATTTTTCATCTTTATTCTTCATTTAACCTTCTCCTTTTCATAAGTACCCCCTGCAGGATTCGAACCTGCCACCCTCGGTTTAGAAAACCGATGCTCTATCCAAATGAGCTAAGGGGGCATAAGCTCCGCAGGTAGGACTCGAACCTACAGCCCTCCGGTTAACAGCCGGATGCTCTACCATTGAGCTACTGCGGAATATGGGCTTGGAGGGACTCGAACCCCCGACCGAGCGGTTATGAGCCGCCTGCTCTACCAACTGAGCTACAAGCCCATTACAGCTATCCTCTCCCCATCCTTTTGTTGAAAGTCTCTAGAGTGCGTTGCTCTCTTTCGTTTTCTCTTAGCATCCTTCTTACCAGCATAAAGACTGTAAAGACTGATGCGCTAATTACAATATAAGCCATGTTTTTTTCCTCCTTGTTAAAAGCGCTTAGCTTAAACGCTTGGTGAATCGGGTGGGGTTCGAACCCACGACAAACGGATTAAGAGTCCGCGCTACTCTTCCAACTGAGTTACCGATCCATTGTCTACATTCTATTTTATTCTTTTTACAATGTCAAATGGTTTTCGTCAATGCTGTTTATTTTTATAGACAAGTTATACATTGGAATGCCTTTTATCTTGTGCTCTAAAATAAGTTTTGTTTCTTCTCTCTCCAAAACTT